TTCCCCAACTGGGACTAGGGTCCCAAGCGAGTTGCTGCCTACCGCAATTCGGTACGAAAAGGCGAGAGCACTTGCATTTGAGCATCTAGGGCAACCACACCGTGCTGAGGAGTGTTTAGCCCTGAAACGTTTTTACGAACGACGTAAAATGGAAGAGCAGAATTAGCGTCTTTAGAAGTGCAAAAGGTTTTCAACGTTCTATCAGTGCTGGCGTTCCTGATGTCTGGAACGTTGGTTGGAGCGACAATCGTTGCGTTTGCTCGCGTTCCAGGAATGATTGAGGACTACTTGGAGGACGCAACCGGCGATGTCATTGGCGAAGTGACAGAGGCTATCCCTAGCCAAATCGATAAAGCGATGCCAGAACTGCCGACAGAGACTGGCTTGCCGATTAAGTCACCATTTTAGTGTTAGCAGTTGGATCGTCGTCATGAGCTTCAGGCCCAAAGCCTTTCGCCTTGATTTTCGCCATGTCAAGTTCTGGCGCGGGTGTCTCCGCTTTCTGCTCAAACGACCCTAGCCATTCGCGTAATGAATCTCCTGTCGGAGTGCCCTTTGGCCATTTAATGTGGCGCAAGATCATTTTGTGATCTGTAAAAAGCCGAGACGACCTGCCACACAAAACTGTGTAAGTGATCTCAGGTCCTTCGCGTCTACGGTTTCTCTCGATCCAAAGCTGACCAGCAACAAACCGTTCACCCTTCATGCCAGAAATCCCTGAGATTGGTATTGGTGCGGTGCAAGTGCCGGAGATCCCGGCTTGGCGTGCCATGCCTCCACAGAGTATTCCGGTTGCGCCGCCGGTGACGTTACAAATCGGTTTTCCTGTTGCTGACATCCCTGGCTGTGTAGAGACCAGGAACTCAGCAGCAGGTGACAGTGAGATCTACAACACCGATCCAAAGGGCAACATCACTGTTTGCGGCGGGCAGATGCCGTCGTACAAACCAATCGACTACACGCCTGGAACGCTGGTGTATGGCGCGGCAAAACCTCCACCGCCACCAGAAGAAGAGGTAGAGCCCAAGAAAGAAAAACCGGCTGGTGAATCAAACCAACCGGTAGCCCCTCTTCCGTCGCCAGGTAGTGGCATTCCTGACATCCCATTAGATAGCAACCAACTGCCATGCCCGCCACTGGATGGATTACCTATTGGTGTCAGAGGCAAGCAGGGCACTGGGATTGTCATTGGATATAAGCGTGTTGATGGTCAGTGCATAACGCTGTATGAACGCTTGCCAATCGACAAGATTATCGACAATTACCTGCCACCCGCACCTGTTGCACTGACGACTGGCGTGATTGCCGCAACGGCTGCAACGTCAGCCATCGTGGCAAAACCGTTAGGTGAGTATGTGTTGAAGCTGGTCAAACCTACTGTCAAAAAGACAGTTAAAAAGCTCAAGGGGATGCTGGGGAAGAAGCCTCGCCCTGAGTCTGTTGCTGAGCGCGTGAAGTTTCAGCGTTCTCTCCGTAAGTGATTTTGTGGATGTGGGGCGGGATGACGCCTGGCGGATTTTGCAGGACTACGTCAGCACAGATTTTGCTGTAAGGGCTGTCAGGGTGAAAGCTGATGCCTTCTTTCATCAGTGAAGCGCAGTTTTTAAGCCTGGCGATTTCGTAGTTAAGTCGCTTGTCAGCAAGCTGGGCGTCCAGCAATGCCACCTGCTTTTCAGCTGCTTTTCTGCAGCTTCTAACGTGGGAGCGGTCAAGCGGTACTGAAATCGTGGCTGTAATACCGCCGTTGATTGAGTAATTAGTTTTTTGACCCGTCCTGATTGGACGATAGTAAAGGACATTGCCCGGATTATCAGGGACGCCGTCTGGGGCGGCAATCCCCTCCGGAGTTGTCGTGCCCACCAAATCGAGAGTGTCGTATACCGGTTCTTGGTAGTAGCTCTCATAGGGATGTGCCCAGCTAGTAGTTGTACTTAGAAAAGGATTGATGTGAAGAGTCGCTCCTTGACAAGATATACCTGCATAGTTGAACCCGAATGTGCGTGATGGCACCACCTGCACAGCTTGGTTTGTGACACTTCCCGAACTGTTTGCAACTGGTGCAGCAGTGCTGGAAACCTGAGCTTGTGCTGGAGCGGAAAGCAGCAAAAGCGTTGCTATGACTCGCTTCATTGGGTAAAGGTACTTGTCGTCTCAGTTATAGATTCAATGTCGGTGTCACGGTTGATGAGTGTATGGTTGACCAAACCTGGGCCGGACAAAGTTTCTACCATCTGGAACGCTTCGCCTTCATTAACAATTGTCCAGGTTGGCTTAGTTGCAGCATCAAGGCTGGTCCATTTACTGGTGATGCCCTGAATGGTGTTTGACGTTGTCGTCAGACCCATTGGAGCGATAGCAGCGTCAGTCTTGATATTTGTGCCACTAACCGATAGCTCGTAGCCCGTCCGGTATTCATACGAGTTAATGACTTCTGTGACTTTGGTCTTGGTCGTTGTTGTGGAGGAGAGAACGCCTTGCGAAAAGTTAGGCACCACAGGCACCGCAGCTGCTGGTGCGGCAACAAGCAAAAGCAGCAACAGAATCATTTGATTGTCAGTTCTTGGATGACTTGACCGATTGCAGTAGTACCAGCCGAACCCGCAGTCACCGAAATAGCGCCATCAGTTGCAATCGTGCCAGCTAGTGTTCCAGCGACTCCGCCTGATGTGGTCGTTGTATTGCCGAACACCGGCAGTGCTGGGACTACTCCGGCGGTGACTGTTGTTGAGAGGACGGTTGGAACGTCGTCTCCTTCTGTATAGCTTTCGCTGTAACTGAAAGCATCACCAGCAGTGGTAATGCTGTAAACGCCAGGAGTGTAACCGAGGGCAGTACCGGAACTAAATGCAGTGAACTTACTAGCAGTGTCCAAAGTGACGTTAGAGCCAGATATTGCCAGTGAACTCGGCTGCCGGATTGCAACGGATCCCGCTCCATCAACCGACAGCGAAACGCTTGACTGGATTCTATGCGTGATGTCTGCCTGCGCTGGAGCGGCAAGCAAGCTGGCAGCTAGTGCCAGAAGTGCCTTTTTCATTGGATTCCGGCTTTGGTGTCCTTATTGTCTACGTTAACGGTTTTGTCGTCCTTCTTTTTCTTATTCAACTTGCCCAATGCTGGCGTGTAAGTCGCTGCCGTCCCAGTAAGCAAGCTGGCTGGAAACGTTGGGTCTACCGCTTGCGAAAAAATACCAAGGTAGTTGGCGGTCAAGATGCCCATTGACCAAAGCAGGATAGTGACTCGTACAACGTCACCTAGCCAAGAGCTGTTTTGGTCCTCCTGTTCCTGCTCTTGCAAGTCTTTCGTCTCTGCCATGATGGATTGACGCTAGAGGTCGAGTAGTGGTTGAAGTCTGGGCTGCAGTCGCTGGGGCAAGCATAGGAGTTGCTTCTGCTGGGTTAACTGGGCTGTCCCGTCAAAACCAGCAAGGTCGAGACTCCTTGGTACGCCTGACAACTGCTGTAGACAATTTAGCCGGTCGCCTTGATGTTCTCCACGCCGATATCAGAACAAGAGACCAAGAAATTTTCAGCAGACTGGCCGAGTTAGAGCGATCAGTAGCGCGACTTGAGGGCCATAGCGATCGGAACTAAACTATTAGAGCCCTGCATAGGCATCTAATGTTGTTGATTCTCAAGCCATTGCTACTGTCAATGGCCAGGTCAAAGGCTTTTAAAGAACTGATCGTCGCGATGCTAGAGCGGGTCGTCAAGCAAACCGACAACGACCTAGATGACTTGGCAGTCAAGCATCTCAAAGACTTGCTGTTCCCAACTTCTCGCGTCGATAAATAGCATTAACCATTTAAGTTCGGCATGATTGGCGCGTCAGCTGCTGTATTGGTAGTAATGGCCCTTGCTTTGTTGCCGTTTTTCCAGTTTTTTCGTGGTACGCCCCACCAGTTGGCTGCTGTTAAACAGCTTGAAGAGTCGCTGCCGCCGCAATTATTGGAAGAAAACGAAGCTGATTGGTTTCAGTCCTGGAAAGAAAGCGGGTATGACCAGCAGATTTACATGCCCTACTTCAGACAGCTCGATAACAAGACAGGAACCGGCCATCGGGAATGCTTTAGTTCAGCGGCGGCCATGGTGGCTGCGTATTACAAGAAGGTTCGCACGGATGATCAATACAATGCGATTCGTGCTGAATTTGGCGACACCACTTCGGTAGAAGCTCAGCTAGCAGCGTTGCGGAGCTTGGGTCTAGAAGCTGAGTTTCGCAAAGATGGCGATGCTGACATGGTTGAGCTTGAGGTCGAAAACGGCAGGCCTGTGCTGGTTGGTTGGTTGCACGCAGGCAACATGCTTCGTGGCGAACCACCAATGTGCAGCGGTTTAGGTTGCGGGCATTGGAGCGTAATCAGTGGTTACGCGGGTAAGAACAGCAACGATCCAGAGTGGATCATGCAAGATCCGAGAGGGTATCCCGAGATGGAGAAGGGAGGCCATAGCAACCCGCATTTGGGACGTAATGTCCGTGTGAGGCAAGCTGCGTTCTATCAACGGTGGCAAGCGAACGGCCCAGGCACGGGCTGGGTGATCTTGGTTAATGAGTGAGTTTTATTGGATCTGGGCGTTTATTAGTGCGTTTTGGACAACTGTTGTGCTGCAATGCGCCAAGCCTGTGAACTGGGACCAATGTTCAAGAGTCAATGACTGGCTAGTCCCTTGGGTACGAGATGTGGTCGAAATGCACGAAAAGGGTGCTTATCACAAAGAAAAGAGCGCTCTAAAGGAACCTAAGTAGACTTGCGTTTTGCATTGATCGAATGGCGGTTCTGTGTGACTGGGAGATCCAAGCTCGTTGCCGCAAAAGCGACATGGTCGTCCCGTTCAACCCAGATCTGCTAAATCCAGCCAGCTTGGATCTGCGTTTGGGCAATCACCTGATGATCGAGAGCATCTACAGCCCTGAGCTGATTCGTATTGACATCTCAGACAGGACAGAAGATGAGCCGTTCATGCTTCAGTCCGGCGAGTTTTGCCTGGCTGAGACACTTGAGCTGTTTAACCTGCCCGACGACATCAGCGGCCAGTTTGTACTCAAATCAAGCCGCGCACGATCTGGTCTTAATCACCTGCTTGCTGGCTGGTGCGACCCAGGCTGGCACGGAAGCAAGCTGACTCTCGAGTTGAAGAACGAGCGATTGCATCATGCATTGCCTCTTTGGCCTGGTCTGAAAATCGGCCAGATGGTCTTCCACGCCATGTCAAACACGCCAATGCATAGCTATGCAGAGACCGGTCATTACAACAATCACTTGACAGTCATGCCGTCTGTGGCATGACTTAATAAATATCTTCAGGGCTATGGGCTGGGCTGACTGGATGGTCGTGACTCAGAGCCTTGAGGAGGAGCTTGAGCTTGAAAAAAGTGTCCGTGACATTCAAGGTTGCAACGACGAAGACGCACTTCGGACAATGTGCGTCTCTTTGATCCGCACCAACTGGCATCAAGCAAAGCTGTTGCAACAGGCAGTCGGTCACATTGCAGAAATTGACTCCTCAGTTGCAGCCTTGGGGCTGTAAGCAAGAGTCACAAGTTCAAAGAACTGCTTAGCCGCCCAGTCTTTTGACTCCGGAAAGTGGCGTGCCATGCCGCCATACTGCACAACCCAAGCAGTGAATCCATCCTTGACCGCAAGCTCAATCGTTGGCTTTGGCATTTTTCATGTGCTGGATGTAGATGTCAGCCTGCCAAAGATCATTTGAAAACTGCCTCTGCCCATCAGGGCCGCAGCTGCAATAGCGAGGCTCACCGATTGGTTCTACACCTTGAATGATGTAAAAGCCATCGCCATAGTCCATCGCATCAGTCGGGACATTGCCAAAAGTAGGCGCAGTCTTTAGCGAAGGTTCCACCAGTCATCCTCCCTTCAGGACAGCCGACATTGCAGTTGGCTTTTACTATTTCCCAGTGTATGCAGTTCATGCAACGTGGCTGAGAACTATTCAGGCAACGCGCATCTGCATACAGTTGCTCTGCCTCAAGCACTGCTTGCTCAAGTTCAGTTGCCGACAAGCTGCAAGAGAGTTTCCCGGTCTTGGTTTTTATCTTGACGCGCCATCCATCGCCATCCTCGCTAAGGACCATTCGTCCAGCGTGGTAACGCAATGAGGCCATAAATTACTTGTATATCGCCCTCAGTATCTCAGCTGCTTCAAGTGCTGCGCTATGGGTGTGGCAAGGCTCACCCCAATACACAACTGATCCATCGAAAAACCAAGGCTTGAACAAAGGCATGATCCCAAGTGTCATGAGGTGAACTCCAACAGAATCTGGTTGACGCATGGCTATAATTTGGGCTCTTCACCCTGAAACGGGCGAAGGACAGTTCACCTGCAGCGGATCAGGTGCGAGGGGTGCGGATGCGTGAGTCGGCCTTAGTCCGCAACCAATTTTGTGGCCTAGGTGATGTAGGGCCAGGAAACCTCATCATCTCTTTGCCAAGCGTTGGGCTCTAGGCCTCGTGACGAGACGTAGTCGGCAAAGACCTGCTGCAACTCCGTTTTAGACACGCCAGCAGCAGTAGCCAGTTTTACGGCGTTTGCCTTCCCGCGATAAAGCAGATCGAGGGCATCTTCTAGCGTCAAGCCGGCGCTAAGGTCAAGACGCGACACACTTTTGGTCATGCCCTACCACTACGACGACAAAAAGAAAGGCACCAAGAAAGGCGGCAGCAAGAAAGGCGGCAAGAAGTAATCACTTGACCACTTCAATGGCAGCATCAGGCCAGCGGGCCTTGCCGTAATTAATAGCGGCTTTTTGATTCTCAGCAGAGGTGCGCCAGATCATTGGCGCAGCCTGTCCATTGCGCACCAGCAACTTAAATGGCTTTGTCTTGACGCCCTTCTTGGGATGGCTGATACCATCGCCGTGTTGCGCTTGAGGATGATTATCGTCCCATTGAAAATTGCTCAAGAGTTCGACTCCTTGCCGACTTGGAAAAGCGCATCTTGACGCGCTTTTTCGTAGAGCTTATCAGCTTGCAACGGACCAATCAGTGCAGAAACTGCTTGCCGAAAGTAAGACAAGTGATAGGACTCAAGCTTTGAAAGATCATTCTCCTTTACCTGCTTGATGCGAGTTATGAATTGCTCGCAAATTTTTAGCTTGACGCTAAGTTTGTGCAGCCAATCAAGCTCGGTAGTGTCTCTTTCCTCATGCATCTTTGCGCTCATGTTGCTGATAGCAACATTGAGTTCACGCTCTAATGTGTTTAAATCGTTTCGAGTAAGAGACTGTATGTCTGCTATATATACTGCTTTACCTAAAGAACTGCTGTCGTAAAAAATGTTTCGCATAAGTAAAAAGTGTAAGTTGTAATTTTAAGGCAAAGTCACCTTGATGGCACTGCCGTTTGCGTTGACGTAAGAAAGCGGGTTGGCACGCCTCATCAGCCAGATGCCAGCATGACCAATCGGCGCCACGTTGATTGGTGGCTTATCAGCTGGCAAAGGCCGCAGATACTGCACAGTCCAGCTGGGTGGACGCTGTAGCAGCACAGGGCGCTTGCTACCCCACCGAAGCATGGCTAGGCCAATCTTTTCAAAAGTCCGGGACATGTTTCTCCAATAGCTTTTTTTGGGCTGCGACTAGGTCTTGCAGTTGGAACTGCCGCATGACCAAGTCGCGATACTGCTCGACCGGGATCGTGACAAACGAACCCTCCGGCAGGTCATCCAGCTTCTGGTGGATCCACTGACGCTGCATCTGCCATGGAGAGTCCGGGATGTCCATCAGAAGATGTCCTCTTGGTCAGGCTTCACCACGCTGCCGGCAGTGCCTTGGGCAAGGCTAGCGGCCGCTTTGTCTAGGTTCTGCTGATGCTGCATGATTTCTTGCGTATCCGTAAGCTCTGCAGCCTCTTTGACCTCGCGTGCAGCCATCATCGTCTTGTAGTCAGGCGAATAAGCCAGGCTCAAAAACTTTTTGCCGCTCTTTGACTCTTTCTGCCAGCCAGAAATCTTGACCGGAACGACGACATCATCCAGATAGGAATCAGTTTTTAGCTCGGTGCGCAGTGCCCAATGCAAATACTCAACCAGGCCTGCAAGTTCTTTCTTAGGAATGCTTGCAGTGCCAGTAAAAACTGGATAGTTCTTGTTGGGGTCATACTTGTCCCCATACAGCCGTTGCTGATCCTCAGGACTGTTCTTGAAAATGTTTGAGTTAAACTTGAACTCCATGGTCACTTTTTAAGAAAAGGGTTTTGTTGCTCGTACTCTTCAATCTCAAGGATTGGATAGAGGACACGAACAGGATGCTGGGCCTTGATGAACTTAGGCCCAGATTCACGGCGCCTCCACCTAGCAAGCGTTTGAGGGTGCATGCCCCAACGCTTTGCCAACTGATAGGTGTCTAAGAACTGTGTGCTGTCCATTAGTCAAAGAAGTCATCGACCTCCACTACAGCTGGCGGCTCAGGCTCGGGGACATGCTGAGGTTCGGTTTCAGGAGCCAAAATCTTAGTGACCTGATCAAGCTTGCTTTCAGCAGGCTCAGGAGCAACCGTGACTTCAGCCTCAATAACCTCGTTCTCCTCAACAGATTGAATGCCAAGGATCAGGTCAGGAATGTGGAAACGGCCGAAGGCTGATGCAGCGCGGTAACGCAGCATTGTCTGTGGCATCGTGCTCCACTTCGTGTTTTTAGTCCAGCCTTCCCGCTTGGCCATGTCCAAAGTGATCTTGGGGCCAGAGACCTGCTCACCAGTGGTTTTTATAGAGGCGAAGCACTGACAGGAATTAGCGGCCTCGTTGTAGGTAAAACCCTTAAAGCGACCGCAGCCTTGGATCAAGCCAATGATGAACTGACTTCTCCAGCTAGGGCGACCATGAATAACGTCAAGATTTTGCATCACTTGGAAGGGCGACATGCCCATCCGGTTGGCAATCTCAAGAGCCACCATGCAGTTGCCAAGACCAGCTTTGCCCCGATACATCATCGGGACAATTGTGCTTTCAGCCAAAGACGCAGCAATGCGCTGCGCCGACTCAAACGACTGGATGCTGCTGTAAACCGACTTATTTGAAGTGGTTGTCAGAGCTGATTGATCAGCCATTAATCACCTCAGGGCTAGGAAGAGCTTGCTCCATGCGGAGGCGCAGGTCACCGAGCTTTTGGTTACTGGGCTCACGCTGACCACAAAGGATCTGAACAGTGTTGCGCAGAAGCCACGCGGAGAAAGCTTGATCAGAGTCAAAGCCAGAATCAACACGAAGCTCTTTGAGCTTGTCGCCGTACCAAGATGGCAAAGTCATCTCAATGCGGGTCTTGTTCTTAGCGCCAGGTAAACGGGCCATAACAAATAGGTAGATGGAAAGTCGGGACTTACACCTTGTCGGGGGAGAAAGGATGCCCGGTGGTCATTGCTGTTGCTTGTAAGCCTCGTAAAACGCTCGCTCTAAATGAGTGAGCTTTGGGTCTTTTTCGTTAAGTGCAGCTCTGGCACGGGCCTTGGCCGCAGCAATAACGTCTTGAGGCCGAGTGCCCCAATGTGGGCTGGCCATTAGCTATCAGGAGGATTCCAGTATTCATGCAATTGTTTGCGATAGTGTTTAACACGCGTTTCTGCAATGCTGAAGGCAGCAAGAGCGCTGTCGAGCTGAAACTCAATCTCGCGCAGGTGCCACTGACCTTCATCGTTTTTGTGATTTACAGGCTTTGCCATTAGTCAATCATCCTGTCCGGCAACATGTCGTTAGTGGTCATAACGTCGACGTACTCAATATCTTCGCGGTTGTAAAGAGAATGATTGCAGCAGTCGCCAACGTTTGAAGAAACGTCTCCAGTAAATACACACATGCGTTGTTGGCTGTCAAAAATAGGGTCGAAGTCTTTAGACGTAGCCCTAAAGCCCTGGAGCATGTCAGTGACATCAGCTATGGCGTCGTAGTCAAAGCCGTTTTGGCAGTGCATTTCTCTTTGCTGAATTATTTCCCACATCTCTCTTGAAATAACCTTGTAAGACCAAGCTTCTTTCACGAAAACAAGAGTTACTTTGTTGTAGGAGTTTTTCAGCTTCTCAACTGGCAGCCCCTCGTTATCAGTAATTTTCGATTCTTCTCCAGCGTGATATTTGACAAATTCCTTTTGATCGAACATTTCTAGTTGAACGCAGTAATCGTCGCTCAACTGAATAAACATCTCCGTGTGACCAGTCTTGTCGTCGACAATGACTTCTCCGGCAAGTGAATCAATAGACATTAGTAAAGCTCAATAGGTTGGTAATCAGTAGTAGTGCCGTCTTCCTTAGGCAGCATCCACTTGGGCAAGGAGATCTCCTCGACCCGCTCGGAGTAACCAGGAAACTTGTCGTCAGCGATCCACTGCGCAATGTTGTTTAGATCTTCGCGAGCATGCTGCTTGCCAAGATCAATCATTGCCTGGTCGGCTAAATAAACGGCGGTAGCGAAAGGTCGAAGCTTTTCAACCGCAACGAATAAAAAGCCTTGAGGGCGTTTGCCCGTCGACATTTCGACGACGTCCAAATAAAAAGAGGCCTGACAAAAGTAGCGATAATTAGCAACGCTGCGCTGAAATCCTTTGGGAGAAGCATCGATAGTTGTTTTAAGGTCAATAATTAAAGAAAGATCATCAAGGATAAAGTCAGGACGTGCCTTTAGCTCAAGGCCGGTCTCCTTGTCAGTACAGAAAAAGCTCTGCTCTGCTTTGCCCTTCAGCTCGCCTTTAACCAAGCTGGCGCTAAACGGATGCTCACGGAGGGACAGCATCATCTGGTCGACAACGTAAGCGTCAGATGGGTTGAGAATGATCTTGCCCTGATGCTCAGCCACAAAGGCCTTGCCCTCCTTGGTGGTCTTCTTCATGCCTTCCGGCATGCGAACCGCAATCTGGTCTGCGTTTTCACCAGGCAAAGCAGATGCATGCAGCACGGTGCCCATGTCAAAGGCAGCAGTCGACTCGCGAGGCGGGCCGTACAGCATGTCGTACAGGTGCTTGCCGCTTTTGCGGGCAGCATCGAGCTTGCTCTTGGAAATTGCGGCATGCGCGTGATAGTCCGCGTTACTCATCTCGATACCAAAGCTCATAAGCGTGTTGCTGCGTGCTTGCGCATGCTATAGCCTGCTTAAGCGTATTGCAACCCCTTGGTGCCGTTACGTCCCTATCAGCAGCAAGCCATCGCCAGTGTTCGAATCGCTGTCATGCAGTCCAATAGGGCTTTGCTGGTCATGCCCACAGGCTCTGGCAAAACAGTTGTTTTTAGTGAGATATGCCGCCTTGCAAATGACAAAGGCAAGAAAGTCCTGATCCTTGTTCATCGCCGCGAGCTAGTCACCCAAGCATCAGACAAGCTCACAAAGGCTGGTGTTAAGCACGGCATCATCGCCGCAGATTTCGACTCATCAGATCACCCAGTACAAGTCGCCTCAGTGCAGACACTAATAAGAAGGCTTAACTCAGGGTCATTTACGCCAGATCTAATCATCATTGATGAAGCCCACCACGCCGTTGCTGGCTCATGGGACAAAATTATCGGCCACTTTTTCGACGCAAAAATTATCGGCGTCACCGCAACACCAAGCCGACTCGACGGCCGCGGCCTAGGAAGTCATTTCTCGACACTCGTCTCTGGGCCATCCGTCGAGCAGCTCACAAAGCTTGGATTCTTGTCACAACACCGGGTTTTCGCGCCGCCTGTTATCGCCGATCTGAGCAACGTCAAAACTCGCGCAGGGGATTACGCAAATGATCAGCTTTCTGCGGCGATGGATCGCCCCACAATTACTGGTAGTGCCGTTAGTCATTACCGTCGCCTTGCTGATGGCTTACCTGCTATTGCCTTTTGCTGCTCAATAGCTCACGCAACTTCAGTCTGTGCGTCTTTTAACGCAGCTGGCTATCGCGCCAAGCTCGTTACCGGCAACATGAAAATGGAGGAACGTGATGAGGCGATCTCTGGCCTAGCCGATGGTCGCACTCAAGTCCTCTGCTCTGTTGATGTTGTCTCCGAGGGCACCGATGTTCCAGCAGTCTCAGCAGCAATCCTGCTACGCCCCACACAATCAGAAGCCCTCTACCTCCAGCAAGTCGGGCGTATCCTTCGGCCACAGCCCGGGAAAATCGCAATTGTTCTGGATCACGTTGGCAGCACTGTCAAGCATGGCTTTGTTGATGACGTTCGCGCTTGGTCACTAGACAGCAAGCAAAAGCGCAAGAAGAACGATGAGCCTGCGCCATCAGTGCGGCAATGCCCGATGTGCTTCGCTGCTTTCAAGCCGCAACCAGCATGTCCATGTTGCGGCTTTGAGTTTCCGGTCAAGCCCAAGCGCCAGCTGACGCAACGCGAGGGCGAACTTAAAGAGATGCGCAGGCAAGACGCAATCGAGCGCCGAGAAAAACGCAAAGAACAGGGCAGGGCGCGAACCCTGCCTGAACTCCTCGCACTCGCCAAAAAGAAGGGCTACAAGCCCGGTTGGGCGTACAAAATCTTTTATGGGCGCAGGCATTAAGATCCCTGCATGGCAAACGTTGAGACCAGGATCCAGCAAGAGATACGCCTGGGTCTTGGCACTCGCGATGATGTGCGCTTATTTAGGAACCAAGTCGGCCAGCTCCCTGATCCCCGGACTGGCCGACCGGTGCAGTTTGGCCTCGCCAAAGGATCAGCTGATCTGGTCGGCTGGAAAACAGTCACCATCACCCCCGACATGGTCGGGCAGGAAGTCGCGGTGTTTACTTCTATTGAAGTGAAAACCACGAAAGGTCGGGCAACCCAGTATCAACAAGCCTGGATGAACTGCGTCGAGAAGGCTGGTGGGATTGCTGGCATTGCTCGCTCGACTGAGGATGCTGTTGAGATAGTTGAGCAAGGTCTCGATTGTAAAAGTAAGCTCCTTTTTTAGCCCTAGTCGCTGAAACATAAATGAGCGGTTTCCTGACATCTTTAGGAGCATTTCTCATGTCGTCATGTGCGAAAACATAGTCAAACGTGCTGCCTTGTGATGAATGAACAGTCATCACGTTAATTGGCCTAATCAAAGGATGGCAGTCGTTAAATTTTTTCAATGACATCCCAAAATCTTTCTCTTTCTTTGTGTTGATCCACTTATTAGAAACAAAACGTCTTCTTGTGGCTTTGACTGTTTTGTAGTTTTCAGCCGCAGTATTGCAATCCATCGCAGGAACCAGCATCTTAAATGGTTGCATGTTTTCGGCGTCTAAAGGAACTACTGTTAGCTGCTGATATGTGCCACGCAGCTCAACAGGGAAATCCTGAATTCCTGATCTAGCCGTTAGGGTTGAATAAAGATCAATCTTCAAGTCAATCTCGAAAAATTCTACATCTTTGATTTCGCATTCAGTGCATGCATACAACGCTCTTGCTCTGTCCTCCCCAGGCTCTTTGGAGTACCGCAAGGAGTTGGATTTTTGGTCGTAATGAACTGGTTTTATGTACTTAGGTATCAAGACAAGCTCGCCGGGAAGCCAGCCACGCAAAGACTTTTCGCCGTAAAGACTTTCCCTTACCCTTGTGCCAATCCTGTCAACTGTGTCGTTTCTATAGCAAACAGCTCTAGCCCTTGTGCCATACTCCTTTATCAAATAACACAAGCACTCAATCCAAAGATCTTCTGAGCCAAAGACTTCGATGTATGAGTTTTTAGAGCTTACATCTTTAACAGGAAAATCCAAGTGATTGCGCCAATTAGCTCTCATACTTGACGCAAAATCAAGTATAGGCCCTGAATGCCTAGCGACGGAAATCAAAGCGTGGCGATTACCTTGTGAGCTGACAAACTGACTACACATGTTGCCGAACAGTAAATCTTCCTGTTGGCTAAAAAGTTCTTCATCACTCTCTTCATCTTTGTCAACTGGGGGCAGCTGGTAAGCGTCTCCGCAGAACCATATGCTTGAAAGGCACTCAGTAGCAAAAAGCTCAAGCTTGTCAGCAACGTTTTGCGCAATCATCGAAGATTCGTCGATGAAAATAGCCCTAACAGAACGATTCGCCTGTCTAAAGCTTTCGGCCCTCTTGATGACTTCTTTGTACTCAGGTGAGTCAAAGTTTTCCTTATCAAAGTCCATGCTTGTCTTGACTCCGATGAGGCTTGCAACAGTTACAACTTTGGTTTTGAGCCCAAGGTTCAATCCATACCCAAGAACTCTTTTTGCCTTGTGAGTAGGAGCAGCAAACAAGATTGCATTAGGTCCAAGCTCGACATGCACTCGATCCGCTATCCATCCCAAAACTGTTGTCTTGCCAGATCCAGCAGGGCCTTGAAGGCTTCCCCCTTTAAGTGAACGAAAGATGATTGATTCGCTGATCTGCTGTACCGCAAATGCTTGCTGCGGATTTGCTTGGCTGGAATCAGGGCGTGAATTGGCGACCAAGGGGTAGACGAGCAATGGATAGATCGCTAGCCTGCGGATCGCTAGCGCTTCGCAAGTTTAATGCAGCCCCCGGCTAAACGCAACGTCATCACCATCGACATACCTCCGCATCTTGTCGAATGGCTCGACAATCAAGCTAAAAGCCTCACCATCTCTAGATCAGCGTTCGTCCGGATGATGATCACTCGCGCAATGGACGGCAAAGGCTGATGCAAGACATAAGCGAAGCCGCTAAGGGCCACTGGCCCTCAATTCTTGGTGCCCTCGCTGGCCTAACTGGCAAGCAGCTGGAAAACAAGCACGGCTCATGCCCACTTTGCGGCGGCACTGATCGCTATCGCTTTGACGATCAAGACGGCAGCGGCTCTTGGTTTTGCAACAAATGCGGTGGCAAAACCCAGTCCGGCGGTGCTGGCAGCGGCATGGACATGCTCATGCGCAAAAACAACTGGGACTTCAAGCGAGCTGCATCAGAAGTGGAACGTCACCTCGGCATCGCAAAGGCACGCCCAGAGCCGCCAACTGCTGGGGCTGAAGCGGTCTATCGCTACGCCGATGACTTCGTTGTCATCAGGCGGCCGGACAGCAAAACCGGCAAAACCTTCCGCCAGTACTGGTTCAACGGCACAAAATGGCAAGCCAAGCTCCCAGACCACTACAAAAAAGCAAACTCAAAGCCTCTCTACAACCTCGGCAAAATCCGGGCGACCACCGGCTGGGTTGTCGTAACTGAAGGCGAAAAAGCCTGCGAAGCAGCAGCAAGATACTTCCCAACCCTTGCCTGCACCACATGGTCTGGTGGCTGTAAAGGTCACGGTAAAACCGACTTTTCACCTCTTAAAGACCGCAAAATCTTCCTATGGCCCGATGCTGATGACGAAGGCCGCGCTGCGATGCAGGCCGTTGCCGACAAGCTTCTTTGCCTTGGCGCTGAAACCATACGCATCGTCAGGCCACCTGAAGGCGTCCCCAAAGGCTGGGACATCGCTGACGCCGAATGGTCTCAAGACGAAGCACGCGATTACCTCAAAAGCAACTTCGATGAATACACCCCACCAGAAGTCATCCCTGAAACCGGCGAAGTTCACGTCGACGATGAACCAGAAGACGAAGACCGACTCGGCTCATCAGCACCATTTCGATGCCTTGGTCATGACCGAGGCTCTTATTACTACCTCCCTAGTGATGGCGGTCAGGTTATTGCTCTTTCTGATTCTCGACATATTAAGCTTGGTCTCCTAAACCTCGCACCACTCGGCTGGTGGGCTTCCTTCTTCCCCAAAGGTGCAACCGTCGACTGGGATGAGGCCGCTGACAGCCTGATCAAAGCCTGCAAAGACCAAGGCATCTACGACCCTGACCGCGTTCGTGGCCGCGGCGCTTGGTACGACTCACATCGAGTCATCATGCATTGCGGCAATCGGCTGACCGTTGTTGAGCAGGACAAGGATCCGCATCACCTCGACATCGATAACCCGCCACAGTCCTGGTACTTCTACGAACACGCCAAATCCATCAACGGCCCTTCGGACGAGACCCTCTCTGACGCCGTATGCGCTGAACTCGTCGCCATCGCTCGGCAGTTCAGCTGGGAGAAGACCGATGCCTCAAGCGCATTCCTTCTTGGCTGGATTGTCCTAGCGCCAGTCTGTGGCGCCCTCGATTGGCGGCCTCACATCTGGATCACAGGTGGAGCCGGCACCGGCAAGACCACCATCCTCAAGTACTTCATGCGGCCATTGCTTGGCGGGATCTGCCAGTCAGCAACTGGCGGCACCACTGAAGCCGGCCTTCGCGGCACCCTCAAGTCCGACGCCATCCCAGTGGTATTCGACGAGTTTGAGCAGAACGAGGCCCGCGACAAGCAAACAGTCCAAAACGTCCTCTCCCTTGCACGCATCGCATCCTCTGAAGGCGGCAAGATCTACAAGGGCACAACCTCTGGTGGCGCCAACAGCTTTGAGATCCGCAGCATGTTCTGCGTCTCATCCATCAACGTCAACCTGATCCAGAAAGCTGACATCGATCGCTTCTGTGTTCTTGGCTTGATGCGCGATGACAGCCAAGAAGAGGACTTCTGGCGGAAGTTTGAGCAACGCATTCTTACCGCTTGCACTGAGGACAACGGCCGCCAATTAATCGCTAGGACACTTAAGAACATCCCGGTGATCCGCCAGAACGCAAGAACTTTCTCGACTGCACTTGGCCGAAAGTTCGGTGCTCGTTTCGGCGATCAGAATGGAACACTGCTAGCTGGCTTTTTCTCGCTGAGCCCTGATGGCTGTCAGGTGGTGAGCCTGGACACCGCCATCGCCATGGTGGAATCCATGAACTGGGAAGCCGACAAGCCTGATGCAGATGAGGCCGATGAGCACAAGTGCTTGCTGCACATTATTGACTCGATGGTGATTGTTGATGGCCGGCGAATCACCCTTCGTGAGTTAATCGGAATGGCTCAACGTGGTGCTATTACAGCTACACATGGTAGGGATGGATCTGAGGATCCGAATGTAGTTATCGCTCGTTATGGCCTGAAGTACCACGAAGGAATGCTCGCCGTGTCTAACAACAACAGCAACCTTCAGTCGCTGCTGAAAGAAACTCCGTGGAGCGGAAATGCGTACAAAAGATCACTTGGACGGCTCCCTGGCGCCCGAAAGTCGTCACCGCTGCGGTATCCCGCTATGGGAACGAGCAGAGCGACGCTGGTGCCGCTAGATGGTCTCATTTAGAGTCTTGTTACGGATTTGCGTGAGACTGCAACGGTGGCGTCACGGTTGAAACCCCTTGCAGTGGAAGGGATGACACGGATGCTACGGGTGTTACAAAATCTCCGGAGAAACACCTATAGAGATATATATAACCCCCTATAAAAAAACACACATATACATCCTCATATATATATTTATATATAGAGATAAGTGTAACAGTGTGACATCCCTTCTGCTGCAAGGGATTTGGATGTCACGGTTCGTGTCACGCTGCTGTAACACCGTGACGCGGTCCTCAGCTCGTTGTTTGCCTACACTTGGCGGAGATCCGATCGTTAGTCCTATGGCTCGTGTCATTACTCACAACATTGACTACGTCATTAAAGATCTAACAATTTTTCAGAGCGTTACCCTCCCTCGCGCTGCTCGCGCCACCATGAGCCGCTTGGGCTACACGCTGGCCAAGAAAGATATTCCTAAGTACATGAAAGAGGTTTACAACAACCCAAACAACCTCACGCTCAGCAGCCTCAACTACAAAGTCGAGTCGAACTACAAAGTTCGCTTGTCATTCAGAGATAACGTCCCCAAGGGCAACAGTCCTTCTCGTTACTTAGAACCAACGACAAGGGGCACGGGCAACACCCAGGCTTACGAAACCAAATTCACTCGCATGCTGCGCAGCACTGGCGCTGTCAGTGGCAATGAATATCCACGGCCTGTTACAAGCAACCTTGCTGTCGGCCTAGGAGGCAAGGTCAAGCCATATGAATATGCTCGTGCTTGGTCGGGCCTTACGTCTTCGCTTCCACGGTCACGCAGCAAGACTGAGCTGAATTCAAGTCTTTCCTTTGGCGGTGCAAAGAGAAAGCTTTCTGGCTTCAACAGAAACAACAACTACCGGCATTTCTCAAAAGATCGTCAAGGTCGCATCTTCATGGGCGCCCAGATCCAAAAGCCGCCAACCAAGGGCTCTCTGTTCGACGTGGTCAAGCCCGGCATTTATCGAATCAAGGGCTTGGGACAGCCGAGCGTCTTACAGCTGTTGTTCACCTACCTGCCAGTGACACCTGCTGTGCCTGAGATCTTTGACTACTACGGTCAAATCGAAAGGCAGGTGAACTTCAGAGTCGCTCCCATGCTGAGGGAAGCCTTGAAGTAAGGCTTGCCATGCAAGGCGCTGGGCCATATGATCCGCTCGGCGCCTGCGCCTTACCTCTGCTCATTACAAAAATGTCCATCGCAGCCTTGCGTGCTGAAGTCCGCAAAGCCAATACTGCTTACCGCAACGGTGAGCCAATCATGAGTGACAATGCCTACGACCAGCTGCTGGAGCAGCTGCGAAGCAAGGCTCCTCATGCCCCTGAGCTGGATGATGACGCCACGGTTCTCTTGAGCCTGGACAACCAGCCCTTTGATTACTGGTACTCGACCCTGCCGGCCGGCACCACGATGGTCGTTCAGCCCAAGATTGACGGCTGCACGTTGGCGCTGCGCTACGTCAACGGTGATCTGGTTGGCGCTTGGACTCGCTCAGGACGCTGCGCAATGGAGACAGCCATGCTCGTGCCGAGCATCCCGAAGAAATTCATGGCCAGTGGCGTGATTGAAATACATGGCGAGCTGTATGGCATCGCCGATGGTCAGTCGCAGAAGCACGCAGCTCGTGCGTTGAACCGCAGGCCCAGTGGTGATGGCCTGTTGTTTTGTGCGTTCAGGATTGTTGGTTCAGAAGGCAGCGAGAGCTGCAGCATGGAGCACCTGCGTAAGCGTGGTTTTGACGTGCCAGACACGCTGGTTTGCACGTTCCCGAGGCAGGTCAAGGATCTGCACCAAAAATGGCTCGATGGCCAATTGTTTGACAGCTGGCCAACAGACGGCATCGTGGTCAAAGTCTTTGATCACGCAGTGCAGCGAAAGCTTGGCGAGAACTCAAAGGCGCCGCTGTGGGCACTTGCAATGAAGCGCTATGGGCAATCCTGATCTGATCGAGCAGCGCCAGTACGCCGAGACCATTATGGCGGGCCTGAACATCAGGCCCTTCCGTGTTGACTTGACCGAAGGCCTGCTGTTGGTGCCCGAGGCCCGAGTAGGCGTTGTGCAAAAGCTCTGCAAGCACTTCGACTGGCCTTTTGTGGTGGCGCCGTTGACGTAGGGCGCGAAGTTCTTGCGGGGGTTCGGTTATGGGGCCTTTTCGGTTTAGGGTCAAAAACCCCGAAGTTCTTGCAAGGGGTCGGTTATAGGGACTTTCCGGTTTAGGGTCTTTTTCGCTCACAAAATGTAGTACAAATGTACTACTCGGAAAAAGTGTCAAAAGTAGTACATATGTACTATAGTACAAACGTACTAGTCAACAATCAATCGTGATTTGCGCCCCTAAGTAACACAAACTCGCGGAGACGGCATCAACAATTAATCGTGATTGCGTCATTCATTAACATAAACTGACGCGTAAATTTTCCAGGTTCGGTGTTAGTGAAAACATTCACCCCCGCCCCCAAGCCGAGCGAGCGCCCGCCTGCCGGTGGTGGTGGCCCACGGTGACCCCCACGACCAGGCCGCGCCCTGCTCACCCGTCCGGGCCGCCCGCCGGACGAGAGGGAGGGGCCGCCCTGCGCTCACAGGTGAGGGGCCCTGCTCGCGATCTCACCCGTTGGGTGGTAGGATGGATGAACGGGCGCACCCGCGCCCGCGTTACCTGTTACCTGTTGCCCCCTATGGGACTAATCGCAGACACCCTCGGCGCCCGCCTCGCGGCCCTAATCGCCGAGTCTGAGGAGTCCGACCGCCGCCTGGCCGAGCTGGTCGCCGACACTCGCCGGTTGATCGATGCCACCGACGCCATGCTGGCCGAGGAGCGCCCCGAGTGACCCCACTGCCCCCGCCCACCGCGGGGGCGATTTTTTGACCGCGCCCGATTGTTAAGAATTCCAGAAGAACGGGTGAGGGGCACTGTGCAGATCTCACCCGTTGCTGTATTGTTTGCGGCAGGCGGCCCCTGCCGCCCTTAACCCTTATTCGTTGCTCCCATGTCCCGTCTCACCATTGCCCGCACCCTGACCGGCGCTGGCCTCGGCGCTTCCGGCGTCGCCGCCTTTGTGTCCCTGTTCGGGATCCTCGGCGTCATCGCCACCACCGGCGCCCTGTGCCCTGAGTCCATCGGGCCCGCCCGATGCAGCGCCGCCGCATCCAAGGCCGCCAACCTGGCCGCCCTTTCCTTTGTTGCCTGCGGCGTCGCTTCTGGCGTTGCCGTCGCTGGCCGCGTTCTTGACCCCGATGCCTGATCAATGGCCACCATCACCACCGCGGCGGCCGTCTTGGCCGTCTGCGTTCTCCTGCCTGTCGTAGTGATCCTGTGGGTCACTGAATCACCCCGCCAGCGGGCGCAACGGATGCGCCGCCGGGGTCACAGTTACCGCACCATCGGCGCCCGCCTTGGGATCGCCCACACCACCGCCCGCCGTTATTGCCTCGCCTGATCATGTTCAACGATCCAACCCGCCCCCATCCGGCCGACCTATGGCGCGATGGGGTGCAGCTGCGGGCCTATGAGTTCCGCGGCTTGTTTGAAGAATGCTCCCTCGGCTGGACAATCGAACCCGCCAAGGACTCCGAGGGCCTGCCTGTCTGGTACTTGCGAGAGCCGTGCGGCGACCGCTATCAGGACGGCTACCCGTGGGAGTCGTGGGCCGATCTCGTTAGCGACTTGACCGACTGGATCAACCAAGGCCTCTCTGAAGGCGCCTGTCAAGCCTGAATCCCTACCCCTACCCCTTGCCCTTATGTTTTCTTACCCCTTCCGATACGTTCCCGGCTGCGCCGTTGAGTACCGCGGCCCCACCAATACGCTCGGCGGCCGATGGGTCGCCGTGATCCGCCGCGGTCGCGGCCGCGGCGACCAGTACCGGGCGACCGTCCCGTTCAATGACGGCCCGGACGCCGCAGCATGGGCCGCCGTGGCTGTTTACAACGCCGAGCGCCTGACCAATCGCCCACGGTCTGAGCACTGGCAAGTGCTCGGCGCCGCCCTGTCGATGGACGGCGGCGACCGTTACAGCTACCCGGTCGGCCCGGCCAACCTTGCCGACGTCCTGCCCCTCCCTGCCCCTCGCCGCCCTGAGTCATGACCCACCGCACCGATTGGACGGCCCCCCACTGGGAAGCCGTCGCAGCTGAGCAGCTGCTGCTAGCCCCCACCCTTTTGAAGCGCAACGCCGACCAAACGATCCGCATTGCCCGCAGCCCCCACGGTGGCCGCCGCCGCTTGAAGCATCCCGAAACGGGCGACTGGCTGCTCACCACCGGCGACGTGGGCCAATTTGGCCCTCACAAGGTGCTACGGCTCCGCTTTGGCGATGCTTGGCACGTCGTCCCGTCGCACGCCGACGCCATGCGGTGGACCTTAGACGGCATGGCCGAGACGCCGGACGGCCGGACCGTTGAGCCGGATGACCCTGATTCTTGGCTCGTCTTGTGTGGCCTGATCTGACCCCTTTACCCGTTGCTCCCATGCCCGCCCTGATCAACCCGTCGCGGCCCTGCGCCGTGCCCGCCGATGCCCGCGCCCTGTTGCAGCGCTTCGGCCTAACAACCGCCACCCTGCTCACCACTGACCGGCAGAGCCCCAAGCTGCGGCACGGCCAAGCCCGCGCTCGCTCCGTGATCCTTTACACGCTGCCCGCCCAGTCCCTGGCCGAGGCGATCAACCCCGACAATTCGGCCGGCGGCCCGCGGTCGTTCGTGCCCGAGCTGTTCGCCTTGGCTGAGGCCCACGGCCTGACGCAGAAGGCCCGTGCTTACAACGGCTGCCCATGGGCCACAGCCGGCTGTGGTGGCGCCGGTGGCGCCTGCCTGGCATGGGCTGGCCATGCCGGCATGGGGTCGCCTGAGAAGAACCCGATTGTCGCTGCCCGTGGCCGCCGGACCCTGGCCCGCCTGGCCGACCCCGAGGTTTTCGCCCGGGCCCTGTTTTTCTCTGTGCTGCGCCACCTGCTGCGGGCCCGCCGGGACGGCCTGCCCCTGGCCGTCAGGCTGAGGGGCACGGATGACCACCCCCACCACCTGCAACGGGTGCCGATCACCCCAGCAGAAGCCGACGCGATCGCCGCCCGGTATGGGGTCGACGTGACCCCCGGCGAGGCGATCACCATGCCCGCCCGCCTGGCCGCCCTGCCCGAGCTGCGCCCTTACGAGTACAGCGCCGCCCCCGTAGAGGGCTCCCTAGGACTTATCGCGCAGCGAGACGCCGGCCCCGTCGACGTCACCAGCTCATTCAAGCCAGACGCCCCCACGGCCTGCCGCCGGGGCATGGATGCCCTGCGCCATGGCTTCCGCCTGGCTGTGCCCGTACGGGTCCGCAAGGGCGCCCCCCTGCCCTCGGCTCTCACCCTGACCACCGGGGGTGAGTCGATCACCGTGCCGACCGTCGACGGTGACGCCGGGGGTGACCACAGGTGGGCCGACCCCCACGGCGTGGCCGTGCTGCTGCGCTTGAAGAATGCCCGGGGCTGTGGCCCCGAGGCCGACGCTTTCAGCCTGGCCGCCCACGGGATGCCGCAGCACCTGGCCGATGGCTCGGCCCTGCTGACGTGGGAGGGCTGAGCTGTGAAAATCCAACCAACAGGCGACCTGCCTGTTTCCGCATTAATCGGTGCAGTCGTGACGACGGCCGACGGTTGCGAGCTTGGTGTGGTAGTTGATGTTCGTTTCGGCATCGCTGACCACAGGGTGACCCTGTGGATCCGGCAAGACGGCAACGGCATTAACGGCATCGATTGGGATCACCTGTCTGATGCCACGCTGTCGCTTCAGTCGCCCCTGTTGACGCATTAGCCGCCCCCTCAACCCCTGCCCCTGCCCCTGCCCTTAACCGGGCGGGGGTTTTTTATTGCCTGCCGATCGCTGCGGCGCCTGAGAGGCCCTGAGAGGTCCGCCGCGCCCTGCCGGCACTGCGACCCCTGCGGCTATGCCGCGGCCTGCCTGAGGCGATCCTGAGAGGGGCTGAGGGGCTGCGCCCTGCTGCTGCGCCCCTAGGGAGCGCCCTGCTGCCCGGCTGCTGGCTGTGCCGCCCTGCGCCCTGCCGCTGCGGCCCGCCGCCCTGTGGCCGCCACTACCCGCCGGATCCGGCCACGCTCGCCCCCGCTCATTAGCGCTCAGGGGTGCGCACGATCGCGCACCTTAAGTAACATTTAGCGGGGCTACATTTAATTAATTATAATTAACAAAAAGTAGGCCGTGAAGCTAATAAGTAGAGCAAAAAGTATAACATATAAATGTTAATTAACATTTAGTAATCGCTATTTATTAGTAATACAAATCAATTGCAATTGTTGTTTATATATTAACAACAACTGCGGGTCCTTTTCGCGCGTCGGCCTGCGTCC